CAGAATGTCGGTAAGCGTTCCGGCTTGATTCTTGCCGATTGCATAGTTCCAGCCGGAGCCGTCCGTACCAAAGAGCACACGTAACGAGTAAGGCGATCCAGTCCTCGCGAGATGCTGCACATATCCAACCGTTCCGGCCGTGTGAGTGGCGGAGTTATCCTGCACCAACGTCCCGTTTTGAAAGGTTTGAGTACCCGTTAGTTGATTCGCCCCCGTGAGCGAAGCACCGCCGAGCGCAGTCAATGCCGCCGCCGCCGTGATCTGCCCAGTGCCGCCATTGGCGATCGACAGGGGTAGTGTCAACGACGCCTGCTTGTTATTGAAGGTCGTCCAGTCCGCAGACTTGAGCGTCCCCGTGACGGACGCGGATGCGTTCGGAATCGCCGCAACCGCCGCCGCTGCCGCGCCTGCGGCGTCGAAAGCCGTCGCCGGCTGAAAAGCAGCGGAGCCGAGATTGGTTAGTTGTGGGTTGTCCCCAGCCGCGAGCAAAGCCCGCAACTCGTCTATCTGCTGCTGCCAACCAAGATTAGGCGCATCGAGCCCGGCGATCGCATTGCGCAGTTCCGAATCGTCATAGACGCGCGGAGTTTCACGCGCGAGTGTTTGCGCGTCTTCAATTGCTGGCGCAAAGTCGACCGGGTTGCGATCATCGAACCCCGAGGCCGTTTGGATAGCGGTGATGTTCTCGTTAATGACAGTGACTTGCTGCCCGGCCGCCTGCAGTTGATTCTGCTGGCGAACCCACTCGCGCGTCATCAGACCGTCCTTGCCGATGACAGGATGGCGCAGCAGGACAGGATCGATCGGCATTTAGGCGCTCCCGGTGGTCGTGCTGAGGAACGCATCGGTTAAGGTAACCGGCACGCGCGCGGTGGTCGAGAATTCAAAGGCCCGTTGGCGGGCGCTGCCCAGCGCATTCCAGGCCACACGCTTTTTGTACTGGCCGATTTTGCCGAGTGAGCGCGGGATCTCTTTGCCCCAGGTGTAGCCGCCGTCATTCGAATAGCGCAGAATGCCCTGCGGATTCGGGTCGTCCACGTTGCCCGCTCCTACCTGCATCGCGAGTTCGAGCTTGGGGTAGAAGGTGAGCCGTCCTTCGCGGTTGATATCCGGAGCACGGCGCACGCGCCGGATGACCGCGCCTGCGTCATCGTTGTAGTCCGACGACATTTCGTAAATGTGGCCGCTCTGGTAATCGCCGACCAGGTGCTTGCCGAACAAATAGGCATGGCAGCAGCCGAGATGGGCTTGCCATTGCCCTTTGGCCGCGTTCCAGTAAGCGCGCTCGTGCCACTGGCCGGTGGCCACGTCGTAGACCCAGGTCGCCCCTTGCCGCACGCCGAGCGTCATGCCGCCCTGCGCATTCGGTTCGCCGGTCGCCGATGGGAAGGTCAGCACATAGAAGGTGTGGCCGTTCTCCTGATAGGCGTAAGCAAAGGCATCAGTGAGGCCGCCGTGCTTGCCGTATTCGGTGATGAACCACTCAACGGAGTGGTTCGAGATACGTTGCGGCGTGTAGCCGCTCGCCCGCCACACCATGCCCGCTCCGCGCTCATCCTGCCCCAGCCAGAACAGCGTGTTGTCGATCCGGACGAAAGTCCGCGCCGCCGCACAGCCGGTTTCAAGGTACGCGCCGCCAAGCCGATCGAAAGGGAAGTTGGCCGAGCCATCGTCCACGTAGATCTCTACCCGCCGCTTCGAGGCGAGCCACAATTCACGGTGCGACGATTTAAACGTGATGATGTTGTCGGGACCGCCCGAGGCTGCCCCGAAGTCAAGACCGTCCCATTGGGTGCCGTCGAGCAGTGCGCTGATCTGGAATTCGCGCGAGTTCGGAACGAGCGAGATCAGGTAGTCATCAATCGAACTGCAGCGGGTCGTACCTTTGAAGCCCGAGGCGGTAATGAGCGTCAGCGTGTTGGCTGTCAGATCGAAGATATAGCCCGCGCTCGTCCCCGCCGCCGAGAGCATGACCTGCTTGCTACTCAGGCTGCTGAATTCGTAAGGGCCTGGCGCGACTGCGCCGTAGCTCTTCGATGTGCCATCCGCGAACAGCTCATAGAAGACGCCTCCGGAGACGGCGAAGCCGCGCTCGGTGACCGGCTCTTCATAGAGCACGTCGACACTTGCACCGGCTAAAAGCGCGAAGTCGCGCAGTCCTGGCGTTGGCACGAGGACCATGTTGTTCACGGGAGCGCCAGCGCCCTGCATGGACTCCGGGAAGTAATTGATAGCCCGATCGCCAGCGGGCGTCGGGCTCTGGCCCGTGTAGGTGCCGCCTATGAACCCTGGGTAACGCACTTAGCTCGGTTGTCCGGTGAGGTAGTTGAAGCCCGACCGTCGCCCTCGTGTGCCGTAATCGACTGACGGGATGCGCGGCGAATGAAGGTTATTGCCGATCAGCGCCGCGCGCGCTCGCCGGGCTCGTGCTGCGAGCGTAGGCGGCATGGGCCGCCCATAGGGTGTTTCGCAAGATTCTTCGGCGAGCGTCAGCATGGCCGCGTTCTCGTAAGCCTGCGGTGCGACGAAGGTAGCCGTCAGATCCGGATTGCCCTCCGCATCGAGCGGAACAGCCGTCAGAGTGCTCCACAATTGGAGGCGCAGGCCATAGGCCGCCGTGGGCACAGGCCACAGATACAGCGCGCCGCTCGGCGAATCTGGCTCATAGTAGAGATCGGTCGGAACGGTGCTGGTGGTCGATTTCGCGCTTTCAGCCGCCCACCATGCGGCATCACGGATATTGACGGAGACATCGACCGGCGTGCCTGCCGTCAGCACGATCGACGCGCTCTCGATCCGGGTGGGTCGAGGGGAAGCGGCGAAATCGGGACTGGCTAGGTCAGGGCCGATCAGGTGCGGCTGATGGTTCGGCGTCAGCGTGTAAAGAGCGAAGCGGGTAGCGTAAGCAAAGACTTCGCGCGCCGCCCACTCATCCAGGAAGCGGTTGATCTTGCGAACCGCATACTGCGTATCCTCGGGGGGAATGTCGTCATTGATGCCATACGCCCCGATCTCGATAAGAGCGTCGGTGATGATCTCGCCCCAGGTGCTGCTCATGCGGCATCCTTGGCAGCGTCGTACTGACGGCGAACTGCGTTCGGCGCTTCACAAGCCGCTTTGCATTCGCAAGGCGGCCATGTGCAGGGGTCCGGAGCGGGTCGACACGCGCCATCCGTAGCCACATGGATCACGGGAGCGTCCGGAAAGCGGGTCGATTGTTCTTTGAGGATGTCGTTGATGGTCATTGGCTCAGGACCAGCGCGCCATTAGCTACGCTTTTTCTTCTTCGCTTGGGCGTCGAGGGCGGCGATCTCAGCCTGCTCGTTCGCGTCTTCGGTCTCGGGTTCGGTCTCGGGTTCGGTCTCGGGTTCCGCGATTTTGCTCGGGAATTGCTCTTTGCTCCATCCGTCTTCGAGGGCGGCCGCCAGACCCTTTTCGCTGTGAGTGAGCTGGTGCTTGCCGTCGCGATAGACCAAGCGCGGGAATTCCTGATGGAAGTACTGCTCCTTGGGCGGGTTGTTCAGGTCGAACTCTTTGATTCCGGCGCGGTTATTGCTGTCGTGCTGGGAGACCAGCAGGCGCATCCGCTCGATGTCGTCGCGTGATAGTTGGGGATTGCTCATAGTTTCTGGTGCTTGGAGGCCATAGATTGCTCTCAGAGCCTCGTCTTTTTGGCCCTTGGTGAGGGTGGATCGGGGGCTAAACCCGCGTGATTCGTAGAGGGGCATAGAAAAAAGGGCGCGCTTCCCATCCAGAGGAAGCGCGCCGAGAATCCTGGCTTGCCAGGAATCAATAGGACGGATAGAACAACTTTGTGCCGCCGTCGTAGGACCAACAAATCTGTTTGTTGACTGCGGCGGTGGACCCCAAAGCGATGTTGTTCGCGTTGGTGGTCGTGAAGATGCCATCCGGAATGGCGCAGATGGTGCCGCCAGCGGTCGGATCGAAGCCAACCGGGACATTGAACCCGGTGATGGCTGCGGTTCCGGTGACATGGAACAGCGGACCAGACGGCGTGATCTTGCCAGCGATAGAAGCTACGGCTGCCGTTACCTGCGGCTGATCAGCCGCATTTGCAAAGCCGGGTACGATTTTGCCGGTAACGGTCGAACAGAGCCACTGGTTGCCATTCACCACGTTGACGATCGGCGAATAGGCGAATAGGCCCTGTCCGTTCGTGCAAGAGCCGCTCGGATCGAAGCTGATGAATGCGGCGGGCGGCGCGGCGAGCACCATCGTTCCGCTTTTGTGGGCGAATGCTTTGGTGCCAGCGTAGCCGCGCGTGACGGCCAGGATGCCGGCAGCCGGTTGGCTGTTGACAAACATGGCTTCGTTGTCGACGTACAGAATCGTGCTGTTCGGCGTGATTCCGGTGGTCGAAACAACGGAGAAGGTGGTCTGTGAGGAAGCGATCGCGGCGCTGAGGGTCGTAGCCGTCTGCGCGGTCTGCGCTTCGAGCGAGACGCCCGCGAACGCGACTAGAGCGAGAAGAGAGACTTTTATTAGATTTCTCATTTGGAAAAGGTGTCCTTTGAAGTGAATTGGAAGGCGGGCGCTTATGCGCCCACCACTGCCACTGCACCGTTGTCTTGGTACAGGTTGCCGAAGCCGAGCAAGCTATCGAGCCGGTTGATCTGCATGGACCGTACTGGGTCCCATGCCACAACTTTGCGGACGCTGATGCCGGTCTCGGGATCTTGCGCCTGGCCGCCGCTCTCCACGCTCTTAGGAACGTAGAGCTTGGCGCCAACCAAAGCGAAGGCGAAACGCGAGAGCGCGAGGCCCACGGTTCCGACTTTGCCGTTGGGCGAAGTCGTTCCAGGCCACAACGTCAGCGCTGCGCTGTTGGCAGGCAGGCTATCGACGTTCTGATACTGGGATCCCGGTCCATAGATGGCGGGCAAGATGTTGAGCACGTCGACGCCGCCGCCCACTCCGGTCAGAGACTGAGTGATCGTGAACATCGCATTTTTCGGAGCGCCCGCGATCCGCTTGGTCATCGGGTTGGTGCCGTTGACGTTGAGGATCGAGATTTTGTCGCCCTTGAGGAACGTGTCGCCTGCGGTGCAGGTGATGATCAGGGACGTGCCGCTCTGATTCGCGCCGTTGATCGTCACAGCGCCGGCCCATGTGCCTGCGGTGTGCGAATAGAGCGAATTGCTTTCATAGAAGTCGAACCCGGCCAGCTTGCCGAGAGCGCCTTCCTTGAACATCTTGGTCAATTCATCTGCCGGATGGAAGATGCTCGTGATGTTCGAGCCGAGTGACGCCATCATGCTCGAAGAGATGAGCATGGAGCGCTTTCCTGCCGGGCAAGCCTTTTCCTTCAGCTTCTGGCGTGCCTGGTAGAAGGTCGCGACGGAAGTGGGATCGGTCCCGAGAGCGCCGACCACGTTGCTCGTGTTCTGGTAGGCGAACTGAGCGCAGCGGGAATCAACTTCCTGGGACATCGCGGCAGCCGCGGGCTCCCAGTAATTCGTGCGCAGCTCTTCTTCGGTCCGTTCGAGCTTAACGGCACGCTCATAGTCATCCCATTCAAAGGGCACTTGCAGCCACTGATCGAGGCTGATGCTGGTCGAAACGCGGTTGATCCCCTGCGGTTCATAGCCCATGCCGTCGACCACGTTGAAGCGCTGCGGGAACTTGACGGTGATGTTAGCGCCGGGAGCGAACTCTTTGTTGAAGTCCTTTTCCCAGTCGCGGTTGAAATACTCGGCGACTTCGAGCTTGTTGAGCAGAAGCCGCAGGATCTCCATGGAGACCCAGTTAGTGTTGGTGAATTGGTTAGCCACTTATTTTCCTTGTCGGGCGGCCAGATCGCGACGGTCCGCAGCGTTCTTAAAGCTCCGGAAGTCGTTGGCCTTTAGTGCGCTTTGAATCTCATCGGGAGGGGCAGCGGATCGCCCGCTTGCTTCCCGGGGAGGTGGAGGCGCGTCGGTTACTTTTTTTGCAGGGGCTTTCGGGGAAACGAATTTTCCGCTTTCATCGCGGCCCGCTTCCGTGCCAGCAGCAGCGCTTGCGCCGCCCGCCAGCTCTTCGGATACGAGACGTTCGAGCAAGACCACCTTGCGGATGGCCTGGCCTGGATTCGATTTCGCGAGGTCGAGAAACTCTTGCAGCTCGGCATCTTTCGAGCCAAGCGTGTAGAGCAGGTCGACCATGACGGTCGAATCGTTGATGATGGCTTTGAGTGCGCTCGGGATCTTCTGATCGCTGAACACTGCTTTCGCCGTGCTGCCGATCGTCGTATCCGTTGCATCGCCATAGCGCGCTCGCGCCGCTTCGAGCGTTTTGTCTATCTCTTTTTGCTGTTCGGCGGCCTTCGCTCGCTGATCGCGTTCATGAAGCTTCTTGTCGACGCGATAGTCGACCATCGCCTCTTGAAATTGCTCATACGATTCAAAGTCTTCGAGCTTCGGCTGTACGGGTCCGTTCTCCGCGTTTACGGTTGTCTCCGGAGGTTTGGGCGGTTCGGTTCCCGTTGCTTCCGCCTTCTGCGCTTCGCGCTTGAAGGTTTTCAGCTCTGCCGGGGATAACCCGGCGCGCTTCAAATCATCGAGCAGATCCTTGAGCCGCGTTTCCGCGTTCGATCGCTTCCTGGGCTCCTGCTGAGTACCCGCTTCCGAGGCGGGGGAGTCGATTTCTGTGCCGTCATCGGCCACAGCGGATGTTTCTGTTGAGGGTGCCGAGGCCTCTTTCGGCGTGCGTGGCGCTCCGGCTGGCTTTATGGCGTCCGGTGTTTTGCCGGTTTGCCGCCATTCGGCGTATGCTTTCGCGTCGCGCGGTACTTCTAGGGGTGCCGTCGACGACGAATCGACGGGCGTGGTGTTTACGTCCAAAATGTTTAGCCTTTGAAGGGAAAGAATTTCGCGATGCGCTCGCGAGAAGCGGTGCTACAAAGTCGTTACTGCTGTTGCTGGCCTTGCTGATCGGCCTGCGGCTGCGCCTGTTGTTGCGCTTGGAGCTGGGCCTGCTGATCGGCGAGCCCTTGCTGGTGCGCCTGATCGTCTGCCTGCAGCGCCGCTTCGTGCGCCTGGCCGTGCAATTGGCTCCAGCTGTCGGCTACGAATTGGTTGCGCTCGCTCGCGCTCTGCGCCTTGGTTGCGATTTCGGCTTCGGCGATGCCCGCCTCGATCTTCATGCGCTCAATGCCGAGCTTGAATTGGTTATCGATGACCTTGGCTTTTTGTTCGAGCTGAAGCTTCTGGACTTCGGCTTGGAGCTGCTGCACGTGGGCGTAGAGCGCTTGCGACTCCTGCTTTGCCTGCTGCATGGCCTGTTGAGCCTGCGGTGGAAGCTGCTGGCCTTGATCGGGCGGAGAAACGATATCCGCCATCTCATCGCCCTGCGGCCCGAGCTGCTTCATCCGGATTGCCATGGCGAGCAATTTCGCCATCTGCGGCGGTGCCAGTGGTAACTGGTGCAGATTGCCGATGAGCTGCTCTAAGAAGGTGTCAGCCGCGTCGCGCTGGGATTGCGCACTTGGTCCGGTCGAGATCGTGACATCGTGATTGCTGTCGTCGATGACGTGATGCTCCAGCGCCTGCGTCTTGTCGTCCAGGTAGGGCTCTTCGGTATTGAGCTTCACCATCTGGTGCGAGTCATCCGGCTTGCGCAGCGCCTCTTCGCGTTCGGTGTCGTAAGTGGCGGGAATCCAGCCATCGATCACGCGGCCCGCGTATTCAAGCGCCCGATCGTAGCCGTCGACAAAGTGAAAGCTGCCGATCTCCTGCTGTTGCTCGATGCGTTCGAGCGCCACGCCCGACTTCTGATTGCCGCGTTGCGCGGCGGTCGGCAGCGGATTGATGCCCATGGCCGCTTGAATGGCTCGGCGGCAGCTATCCTTCGCCATCTCATAGGCTTGGAAATTCGGCGTGAACTGCTGGCGCTGCGGCAAAGGCAGCACTTGCCCGGTCGCCTGGTCGACGATCGGATCGGCCTGGAGGTAGGCGTGCGGAATTTTGGTAACGGTTTCCCAGGCTTCTTTGTCCGTCTCGAACTGGCCGGTGTACCCGGTGTAGGGGGTTTTCGGCGTGAGCCCGGCTTCTTCCATCTCCTGCGAACAGAGATAGGCGTGGCTCATTTGCGGGTCGCGCGCCAGGCGCACGAGCGAGTAGAGCTTGCGTTTCGCGCCCGAGCCGTCGTCGATGAAGCGCTGCATCCCGATAAACGGAATGATGGGGATTAGCTCGCCTGGCTGTTCGGTCTCTTCGAGGATTTCAATGCCGTTGGTAAAGCGCTGCACGAGCTTCTTGCGCTCTACCGGGCGGCGTTTTATCGCGTTCTGGCCCGGCTTCAGTTCTCGGACGCTAGAGCCATCGGCGAGCAAATAGAGGAAGCCCGGCTCAATCTCGACGCGCCACCACTCGGCGACTAAGACTTGCTTGTCCTGGATCCAGTCCTTCGCGACGCGCATGTGCTCGGCGCTAAAGTCCTTGATCTCCGCGTTCGGCCAGCGCCGCTTGAACTCGTCATGCGACATCGGATCGAGCACGAAGGCGTCGCGCATGTCCGACCAGTCAGCCTCTTTGCAGTCCGGATCGACGGAGACGGAATCAGGGTTCGCGATCGTTTTGAGCACGATTTCCTGATCGAAGGATTCATCCGACTTGTAGCGCCGCGACACGCGGGCAAAGCCGTAAGAGCCCTCGACCATCGCCTGATAAGCGGTGAGGTAAACGCTCTGCGCCTTCGATCGGTACTCGATCGCCCGCACGAGACCCTGGCGGGTTTCGGCGGTCTTATCGGTTGCGCCGTTGCCAGCGGGCTCTATTTTGATCCCGCGCTTGTTCTGGCGCAGGTTGTTGACACAGGCATTGACATACTGACCTAGCTCATCGTGATTGATGCACGGCCGCCCGGCTTCTATGCGCGCTTTGCGGTCCTCTTCGTCCCACGGATCGCCCGAGATGTAGCGCATGTCGATGCGCCGCTCTTCGCGGGCTTCGCGCCACATCTCGCAGTGGTAGCGATAGCGCTCGCGCAGAGATTCGAGCAGCAGAGCTTGGTTGTCAGCAGCCATCAGAGTTTCGTGTAGCCTTCTTCGAATGCCTTCGAGGGCGAGTAAGAGCGATAGCCGTCTTCGTAAACGACCAGGTAGCCGCCCACTTCGGGCGCGTGCTTCTCGATGAACGCAACCGGTACTTCAACCGGCTTAATGCCCTCCTCGCCGACTAACACCATCAGCGCGACGGCAGGACGCACGGAGACGTGCCAGATCGCTTGGATCTTCGCGGCCCGCACGCGCTTGTGGCACTGGTATTCGGGCAGGTTCATCATTGGCACTTGGGACAAATCTCTTTGGGCGGCCCGACTTCGAGGGCCAATCGCCAGCCCGCCTTGCGAGCTTGCGCAACTGCCGCGTCTTTGTTCCAGCCGTGAAAATCCCCAGCGCGGGTACAGCGAGTGCAGATCAGTTCGAGATGCTTTGTCGCTGCCGCCGCTTCGATGAGCGATTGCGCTTGCTCCGCTTCACGCGCGGCGCGTTCCTTCAAAAAAGGTGCGATTTCGTCATCGTCGTAGTCAACCGGCGCTGGCCGCGTCCGAATATCGACGACGTTGAAAGGCTTGAGCGTGCCTTCCGCCGTCACGAGCGGCAACTGTTTGGCTTCGGCGAGCATGCCCAGCTCGGCGACATAGACATCGAGCGGCTTGACCTCGAAGCGCAGATAGCTGCGCACTGCCTCGTACATGTGAATGCGTTCCTTCGGTTCACACTTGTTCAGCAGATCGCGAAAGCCATCGTGATCCTTGATCGCGACACTCATCAAGAAGCCGAGCT